CTAATATCATTCCTGATAGAACCTGTGATGTTTCACACGCAAAAGCAACCAACAATAGAATTACTTGTTATATGCTTGAACCAGAAGAAGCAGTTAAACTTAAAAACGATCCTAGAATTAAAGATGTAGAACCTTCTAGCACAGATCAAGCAAGAGAATTGTTTGCAGTACAAAATGATCAATTCCAAAGAACAACTACAAATAATCAAGATGATAAGAACTGGGGATTGTATAGACACTTGTTTAAGGATTGGCAAGCCAATCAAGCGGCAAGTAGCACGTTCTCAGGAGATTATAACTACACACTAGATGGAACAGGTGTAGACATTGTTATACAAGATGACGGTGTTGATCCTACAGGACATCCTGAATGGGACGATTACAATGGTGTTACTAGATTTCAACAGATAGATTGGTATGCGGAATCAGGTGTAACTGGTACAATGCCTGCGAACCATTACACAAACGGTTATTCAGATACAAACAGAGCAGGTGCTCACGGAAGTCATTGCTGTGGTATTGCCGCAGGTAAGACATACGGTTGGGCCAAGAATGCACGACTATATTCAGTAAGACTATTTGGTGGCACAGCGGCTATGAATGGTAACGATATCTATGATGTTATCAGAGAATGGCATCTAAGAAAACCAATTGATCCTAACACAGGATTTAGACGTCCTACTATTGTTAATCAAAGTTGGGGATACAGTTGGTATTACAGCAACAATGCTGGTGCACAATTACAATCAATTTATTTCAAAGGTGTAGATCAGAACATTACACCAGCAACTTTTTCAAGTGCGTTTGTAAACTATGGAATGGTTAATTCAAAACATCCTACACAAAATAGTTTTGCAGACACAGAACAAGAACTGTTAACTGATGCAGGTATTATCTGTATCAAGGCGGCTGGTAACTCATATCACCCTTTTGCGTCCGGAGTAGCAGGAACAGGTGAGTACGGCAGTGACATTTATAACAGTTATTACACAATAAATCAATACCACAACGGACAAGGTGTTGCCGCAGGATCACCGGTGTATTATAACAGACCAAGTTCACCACATAGTACAGATACTTTATTTGTTGCAAACATGGATACTGCACAATACGGTGGACTAGAAAAAGTTAGAGTTGATAGTGAACGTGGACCAAGGATAGATGTTATTGCCGCAGGTGATGATATTTCAAGTGCAACTAGCCAAGTAAGTGCACCCCAATAAACAACTGTATCCAGGAAGTAGCACACACTACATGGCTAAGATTGGTGGAACTAGCATGGCGGCTCCACAGATATGTGGAATGGGTGCTTTGTGGTTACAAACAAATCCAGGTGGCACAGCGGCACAATTTAAAAACTTTTTAAAACAAAATAGTACAGCAACAGCATATGACAGTGGTACAGCAGAAAGCTTCAGTTACGGTAACAGTTACCCACGTTTATATGGTGCTCCTAATAGGGTAGCACATTGGCCTTACAGCAGTCCAAATCCTATTAGATTTAGAGGTACCTCAGGTAACGATCAATAGATAAATACAGTATAGGAAGAGAAACATGGCTTTACAAACAATAAACATAGGAACACTAGCAAACGACGGAACAGGTGATGATCTGCGTGAAGCGTTTATTAAGGTTAATCAAAACTTTGATGACCTAGATTTACGTTCTCCAGAAAGCACAACTGTTACTAATTTGGGTAATACTGGTGAAGGTGTTTTTGCACAAAAAGTTGGTTCTCAACTACAGATGAAGAAACTAGTACAGGGTTCAAACGTAACACTAACTAGTTCTACTACAGGAATTACAATTAATGCTACTGGTGGTTTACAACAATTAAACGTTGTTTCAGACAGTGGTAGTATGCAACTAGCAGACGGTAACACACTTAATATATTTGGTGGAGCCGGTGCTAATACAAGTGTAAGCGGAAACGTTTTAACGATTGCTTCACAGGCTGAAGTCAAGTCAGATACTACACCAGAACTAGGCGGAAGTCTAAATGCTAGTGGAAATGACATTTCTAACGTAAATACACTTACAGCAAGTAACTTCAGCGGTGCACTAACTGGTAATGTACAAGGGTTAGTATACGGCGTTGATATTAGAAACATTGAACCTAACACAGCAGGGTTTGACTTTGGCAGTTTAAGTAATGATGTTAGAGGTTTATCAGATTGGTTAATATACGAAACTGACATAGACTTCGGACAAGTACTAACCCCAGATGTTAGAAACTTTGATGCGGGGATATTAAGTTAAGGATAAATTATGGCAACACTAACGATTACATCAAATGGTTTACCTAATCCAGCACAGTTTGGAAAGCCTTTTGGACAGAATGCTTTTTCACCAAGTGCTAACGTTGTAGGTTCACAATCATACAACTACTCATTTACCTACAGAGGTGGTGAGAATACAAGTAATCCACAGTTAGTTACTTCACTTACTCCAATAGGAATTATGAATAACGGTGTTGTATTTTTTAGTCCAAGTGCAGGAGTAGGACAAGTTCCTCCAGGATTAGATCCTACAGCAGATGCACCAGGAACAAATTTTGAATATAATGCTGTTCAGTTTAGAACAAACTACGGCGGTGACGATGCAGGTGGGTGGCCAGAAACTACAGGACAATATCATTATATGTCAGGACAGTTTTTAAACTTACCAACAGGATCATCAGAAGCTAACCCAGGTTGGCAGGCAAGTACTGTAACAGGTGCAAGTCCGGCCGCGGCATATTATACTGCCTCTGACTTTAGTGGAGACTATTTTAGACACGCAGATGGACACAGTAAAATATTAGGATATTGTTTTGATGGCTATCCTATTTACGGACCTTATGGCTATTCAGACTACAATGACCCAGCGTCAGCAGTAGTTAGAATGACAAGCTCATATCAATACTACTCAACAGAACCAACAGGTAGAGGATACTTGTATGGTGCCAAAACAGCAGGAACATTTATTAACGATCACGAGTATCAAATAGGTACAGGGTTATTAGATGAATTCAATGGTAGGTTTGAAAAAACTCCTGAATATGTTAACGGTACATACTGCTATCACGTAACTGTAGACTCTAGTTTACAGCCCGTATATCCATACATTGTAGGTCCTAGCACTAAACAACAAAGAGCATATTAATAGCCATCGATTCCGATAAATACTGTAAAGTTTAAGGATTTGATATGGCAGTACCACAGTGGACACAAAACTCAGGATATAAGTTAGGAACTCTACCCGAAAGAGTTACTACTTCTATCACACTACCTATTGCTCCAGGTTCAGCTAGTGGGTCAGGGTTTGACCCTGGTACTACAGAAATCAGCTTTCCTGCACAATCAAGAATATCAAACACAACTGTAATCAACATAGAGAAGACTTGGACACAGGGTGGTAATTCTGTTACTTACACTTATCCAATAGCAATTAGAATTCCAACTATTACTGCACTTAACGATAAACGTATTCCTGTTGCAATACTATTGCACGGATCTGGTGGTAATGGTATTAACGAGATAGGTAGTTGGCAAAACTACTTAGGTGATCATATTCTTGTTGCACCAACTGGTTACAACAACGAATGGAACGTTGCACACGAAAACACAAAAGCACCAGACATAGAATTTTTACAGGATTTAATTACACAACTTAAATTGTTTAGTAACGTAGATAATACTAAAATTAGAATGGTAGGTTTTAGTAACGGTGCGGCATTGGCAAACAGAGCATACGTGCAAATAGACGATACAGCATTAGATGTTATTTGTACAATAGGCACACAGTTCTTTGATCCAATGTTAAGAAACAGCACATTTTATATTCCATCAGATCAAACAGGTATTACAACAGCAGAATACAATACTGCAAAGACTCCGTACCAACCAAGAAAGTTTTTAAACATACATGGTACAGCAGATGCAACTATTCCTTACACAGGTGGTTCACATAGCTTCGGTTATAGTTTCTTAGACGCTCAACAAAGTGTTTTTGAAATAGCAAAGTCACAAGGTTATACAGGCGGTGTTATTCCTGACGTAGGAGGAATATACTATGGTATAACAGGTGTATACTATTACTCATACCTTGCAGGACAAGTTACACACTACAAGACACCAGCAGGACATGGTGTAGAAGATTACATGAAACAGATAATTGGTCTGTTCTTAGGTTACACACAAGAGTCGGCACCTAACATATTCTTAGAGCAAGGTTCTGTAACAGATATTAATTTAAACACAGACGTGATTACACTTATTAGTGGAGAACTTCCACCAGGTATGCGTTTGGTAGATAACAAGGTTGTAGGTACTCCATTTGAAGTAGCTAGAGATACAGTATTTGAATTTGTCCTAAGGGCACAAAACAGTGATGGTGTTAGAGATAGAACACTTAAGATAGAAGTACAAGGACCTGATGTTCCTATTTGGACAACAGCCGCAGGTAAGTTACCATTAGGACCTAATAACAGTTTTTATATATTAGATAGTAGTGTAGTAGACTTTCAGCTTTCAGCCATAGACGCAGACTTACCAACAGGGCAAAGTTTAGAATATTATATTGCTGACGGAGACGGAACACTACCTCCAGGAATACAATTAACCACAGATGGTAAGTTGGTTGGTATTGTTGATCCTATATTAGCACTTGACGAAAGAAGTGGTAATGGATTTTACGACATGGCACAGTTTGATTCATATGCGTTTGACTTTGGTATGAGAAGTGCAAACGGTTTTGAAAGTTATTACTACGATACGCAAGGATACGATTATGCTATTAAGACACAGAGTCCTAGAAAACTAAACAGAACATACGAATTTACTGTTAGTGTTAGTGATGGCGATACTATAACAGAAAGAAAGTTTCAAATATTCTTAGTAGGTGATGATTTCCTACGTGCTGATAATACTATCATGCAAATAGGTACAGGAATATTTACTGCGGATAATACTTACATAAGAGTACCTATGTGGTTAACTCCTGCGGACTTAGGTTTCAAAAGAGCAAACAACTACGTAACTATTTTCTTAGATGTGTTTGATCCTAACGCACTTGTAGGAGAATTAAGATACGTATTAAGAGCAAATAACCCAGATGGTACAACAAGCACAATACCACCAGGCATGGCACTAGATGTTACAACAGGTGAGATAGCTGGTCGTGTACCTTATATGCCTGCGGTTACTAAAGAATACAAATTTACAATTTCAGCTCAAAGATTTATAGATCAAAGTTTATATGCTGAAAAAGAAAAAACATTTACAGTAAAAGTATTAGGTGAAGTTGAAAGTACAATTACTTGGAATACTGCGGAGGCACTTGGTAGCATCAATGCAAACTTTATTAGTACGTTTGCCGTTAGTGCCACAACAACTGTAACTGACACAGCATTACTATATGATGTAACAGCAGGAAGTTTACCACCAGGATTGATACTTAACCATAATGGTGAAATTGTTGGTAAGGTAAGACAGTTTGCATCAGGAACCGATTTAGGACTAACAACTATTGATAACAATAATTTTAGTATGGACGGCGGTACAACTACTACTGATAGAAAATTTAGTTTCACAGTAAGAGCTAGAGATAGATTTGGATTTAGTGCAACTACTAGACAATTCAATATCGTTGTTAGTGATCCAGACAACATTACATACAGTAACCTCTACGTAAAACCCCTTCTTAAAAGCACACAGAGGTCTGCATACAGCAACTTCATTGGTGACCCTAACGTGTTTACACCCGGATCAATTTATAGACCAAACGATGCAGAATTTGGGTTACAAAAAGAAGTTAAGATGCTTGTATATTCTGGATTGGAAACAAAAGAGATTAGAGAATACATCGCGGCAACTAGAAAAAATCATAAAAGAAAAAGATTTAAAATGGGTACAATTAAAACTGCCACTGCTAAAAAGACAGGAACCAATACGTCTGTATACGAAGTAGTGTATGTTGAAGTAATAGATCCAAGTGATATAAACAGTGGTACATTAAAAGTAAGAGCAAAGGATACTATTAGAAGTGATAAGA